GATAAGCTATCTGTAACTGCTAAGTCAGTAAATACATCTAATACTGCTGCTCCGCTTCCTGCTCCATCTAATTGGACAACAGCAACTTCGCCATTTCCTATGGTTACATTAGCTCCAGAGCCCTGTGAAATAATTATATTTTGAGATCCACTAGTAGCGTTTTCTATAATTTGTACCCTTTTCATGGTGTTAGGTCCAATCGTAATGGTGCAAGCTGAATCTAAAGTACCTGTGTATTTAAGATAAAAGGCTCGACCAGCGTCTGATGAACCGTCTGCTACTGTCGTAGCGTGAGTATCTGCGTTGGTGGTAATTGCTTCTGTTCCTACACCTAAAGCTTCTCCTATCAGCTCTAAATTGGTGTTTGTAGAAGTACCCCAAGTTCCAGACTCATCACCTGTTGCAATTTCTTTGAGTCTTAGATTATTAACGTAAGTTGCCATAGTTTTTTACCTCGTCTATATATTAGATTATGCCGCCACTTCTGTCCAATTAGGAGTTTGTGAATCGTCAATTTCTTGCCATTTAAAAGGAGTGCCAAGTTCTCCTGTAGCAGATACGCCTGTTATTGTAACATTAGCTTTGCAATTAAAGCTTGGATCTCCAACTAATCCTTCGGTATTACCGAATACATTTACCACAAATCTATTATCAGTTTGAGTCGTTGCAGTACCTAAAGCTGATGTTCCAGCTTGTCCTGTTGGAACTTGTTTGGCTTTAGCTATGGTGGTTGGAGAGCCTACAGCTCCAGTACCTTCTTGACCAGTTACTGATACATTTGCTTCTGCATCCGGGACTATAGATCCAACGCCTGTTGTACCTGCAAGGCCGCTAACACTTATGCTATTGTTTGATATGGTTGTAGCTGTACCTAAAGCAGATACGCCTGCAAATCCATTTACTCCTACAACACCGCCAGCATCAACCGCTACACCGCCATTTACAATAGTTGCAGATAAACCGCTAGGTGATACTTTAGCTTTCGCTACAACTGATATTGTTCCTAGAGCAGAAGTTCCTGCTCCTGGAGCTGATAGTGTGACTGGGATGGGTTGGCCCCAGGTTAATTGACCCCATGTGCCTCGACCCCAACCGTTAACAATAGCCATTTAAGGCTAGGCGATTCTTATAATCGCTGTTGAGGATGCTGCTGCTGGAAATACAATAGTAAAGTCTCCAGCGGTAGATGTTTTATCCCCACCAAAGTCAATTGTTGCAACTGATTTGTTGCTATCGCTTGAGTTGTAAATCATACAACCTCTAGCTGTTACTGTTGCTGTACTGAATGTTAAATCAGCAAAGTCAGTAAAAGCAGTTGTTCCAGAGCTAGTAGGTGCAACTTTAGTTAAAGCTGCTCCACCTGTACTATAACCAGTTCCGCTGGCTTGGCCAGTTGTTGTGAACGAAGTTGTGGTAGCGCCTAATGTAGCTGCTGAAGTATACAAAGCTAATTTGTATGCGTCACCATTGGTTGCAAAATTATGATTGCCGAGCAACAGCTCTTTTTTAAAGCTTGTTGTAAGTGTTGATGATATTGCCATAATTAAAATTTCCTAATTAAATCAGCAGCTTCTTTTAAACCTGCTTTTTCTAATTCATTGTTTATTGTAATCCTATCAGATTTTATAGCATTTTGCATATATAGTTCAATAAGTTTTTCTATATTGTCTTTGTAGGCTTGCACCTGTTTTTTTATCTCTTCAGGAGCATCGTCACTAACATGAATCATTTTTTCAATACAACGCTTTGCCCAAAATTCAGTAGAATGGCCACCTTCATCTGTCGTATGTACTTCTATTATTCCTAACTCTGGACCAGCTTTGTAACTCATTACCATTTATTCGGTTCTCCTATTTTGTTTTTTTTAAGATGGCTGTCATGTTTATCAATTAATACAGGTTCTTGTTCTTGTTTAAATTGCTGTACTTGACTTCTTTTTTTTGCAATTAAAATGCCTTTTTCATCGGTTATAACAACCAATGGATCATCAAGCCTGTGGTAGCCATAAAGTTTTTCATGCATAGGAACTGCTGTATCAAGCAAGTAACTTGTATGTGCAACTTCAACTTGAATGCCTTGATTCATAGCTTTGCTTAACCAAAACTCTACAGATGCTCTCCCTGATTCAGCAAAATGAAGATTGCCTTTATAGCTAAAGTCAACTCCAAATAATTTTATTTTTGCAACTTTATTCCAAACAGCAAATGCAACTGCATACGAAACTGTATTATTTAAATAGTGACAACCACATGCACCCAAAACTTCATCAATAGGATATTCAACCAGGCCAGGGCAACGATCATCTAACTCACATGTATAGACTGGGCCTTCATGTTCAGTGAGAAGTTTAGACATACTATTGGTTTGTCCCCCGGCATCATCGGTATCTAAAAATCTAGATGCTGGATCCATCATAAATACTCTGTCATGAAATATAACTGATGCTACTGAATTGATAGCCCAAACCTCATCAAAGTGTGCGCCATGTGATTTTGCTAAATTATAATCAAACCAACTACTGCCCATGCCGACAATAGCCACAGTTTTACCTTCAAGCTTCTTGATTGGTTTCATACTCTCTCTCCTTTATGTAACCGTTGTTCTAAGCGAATCGTATCTATATTCGTCTCTTCTGCCTCTTGCTTCTGCTTTGTTTTTAAGTCTAGCCATTTCTTGTTGAAATCTAGATTCGTATAAATTCATCATATCAGCATCACCTTTCATAAAAGTGTAAGCTTCTACCAAACAACCATACAAGAGTCCATTTCTTGCATGTTCTGATATCCATGTACCGGTTGTATCTGTAACCAATGAATTAGGTTTATAAAGATAATGTAATTCTGTTACATAGTCTTGATCTGGTACTGGAGCTAAAATAATAGTTGATTCCTTTGTTCCTGTATGTAAGTCTTTATCAAAATCTCCATAGTACAAAGGTATTCCACGCGAGCCAGAGTCTGTTGGATCTGGAGCATATTCTTGCATAAAACTAGTATGTTTTTTATCTAAAAAACTATAGTCTCCATTTGATTTGATGACTGCTAATGAAAAAGATAATTCAAAATCATCTGGTGTTGTTAAAAATCTTGAACCAGTTGTCATTAAGCCTTTTACATTTTTTCTAAAATAATCAAACTGAACAAGCTCAAATATTCTTTCTTCTGTATTTTTTATTATATCGTCTAGAGTGCTGACAAATGTGGCTTCACTATTTTGAGTATAGTTTTGAATTAAAGTTTTTAATTCTGATAATGTTACTGGACTGCTCATACTAAGTATTTAATTGGCCACCCATACCTGAGTGATTAGTACAGTAATAATAAAGCGTAGGTGCTCCACTTGCAACTTCTATCTGGGTGTAAGCTCCTGAAGATCCGGGAGTGCCGCTTGTAGTAACGCCTGTTGTATATTCAGTTCCACCAGAGTGAGTTCCATTTGAGGTAGTAGAAAATCTTAAAGGATGACTGCTGTTGGTACTATCAGACTGATCAAATTTGTAAGTTTGGCCTTCTGTTAAAGTTAAAGTTGGAGCGCGAGAACCATCAATATAAAAATAATTTGATCCTAAGTAATCTGCTACAGTAACTGTATAAGTTGTTGGGCTAGGTGTTGGACTAGGACTAGGACTTGGACTAGGCGTTGCGGCTACTCCTGATATTGTTATTTCTCCTACACTTCCAGTTGATGGAGGAACTAAGAAGTTTGATCCTATAATATCTGAGTTCATATAGTGTTGTTCATAAATGTTTGTATAAATAACAACTACAAAACCTTCACCAACTTCTTTGTCTGTATTTGGTCTAGGCTCATATAAAGCCTCTGGATCCATTACATGAGGCAAAGGCTCAAGCTGTGGATGTTTAGGCTCATAACACTCAGGACAAGTCTTTAAACCATTCCATTCTTTTTTTAATTGTCTAAGAGGGTATTCAAAAGAACATCTATCGCATTGTGCTATTGCATACTTACCTGTAGCGTATGCCATACTAATATCCGTTTCTTAAATAAGGCGCAATTCTAAAAGAGGCCCTATCTTCATCTTGAGACAATGCTCTTTCGAATTCATCTTCATACATTTGTTTTAACATAACCACTCTTTCTGGAGCTTTTTTAATTGCTATGTAATATGCAAGTCCAGCTGCAAAACATGGATAAAATCTAAAAGGCATATCCATGGTGTTAGTCCCGGCATCAGCATCATCCATTCTTACTAGCTTGTTAAAAACCAATACATCAGTAGAGTTTTCTGGAGCTGGCCATATTTTTAAAATAGGAGTGGTAAGTTTATCTAGAAAAAATTGAGAAGGTCTAGACTTGGTTGACTTGGTTGGAATATTTAAATATTCACTTCTGCTAATCATGGACATCTGAAGATCTAAATTAGTTCCGTCAGTGTTTCTTCTTATTGAACAATCTAATATATCAATAACATTAGAGTTTAATGTGTAATCGTTTTGACCTTCAGTAACTGTTTGAGTTGATTGTTCTATGGTCCATTGATTAAGACCTCTGTTAGCCCATTCAGCAAGCATAAGGTTAATGGAACGTTTTGCAGTTTTTAAATCATAACCAGTTCTAAGCTCTAGGCCGCATCTTTCAAATGCTTCCTCTACGAACTCAGCTACATTTGGTTCAAAGTTTGTGCTGCCTGACAGGGCCATTGCTAATCCTCGTTGTATAAATTATCGAAAACTCGATTTACATCCAATGTATAGTCTAAATCAGATTTACTGTAATGTATATGTTGAGATGGTCTAAAGTCAGGCGCTCCTTCTCCAACCTGAAACCAAGCCGGGTGGGTAGCTCTAACTCTATTGTTTGGCAAAGCCACTATGTTTCCCGTCCATTCTCCTGCATCAAGTAGCTCTAAAACATGACTACTTTTATGTTGCGCTGGATGATCTGCTATTTCGCTTTCAGCATAATCAACTGTAAAGTAATATTTTGCTGGAAAAATTTCTCCATCTATTTTTGCAAGCCAAGGACACGGTGTTGCTCTATCAATAACATAAACTGAATTGTGATGCGAGGAACAATCCCAGGGTTGTGCATCATGTACTGCCATTGGATCTGGCCATTCTTCAAAAGGTGTATCTCCAACTAAAGCAGTTATAGGCATTCTTGCCCACATAGCGCCACCGTGAATTGTATCTTCTGGTTCGCCTTCTGCTTCTACGCCTGTAAATATAATATGAAAACCCAAACAACGATTTGGCATTGTGGTAACGCCAACTGCCATGGCATGTAAAAACTCGCCATGATATTTTTCATGGTTGTGCGTGTACTCTCTCCTTACCCAACATTTGAAATGCGGGACATTGCTATACAAATAAGCCAATATTTTCCTCTACGAAAATTTAGTTCTCTTCCTTCTATCAGACATTACTTTACCACATCCTCTTGCAATTCTTCTTACTTCTCCACCATTTTTTAATTTAACTTTTGCTTTTGTAGTATTTGCTACAACAGTCTTGCCTTTGTTTCCTGCTGATTTTTTCTTTTTTGCTGTAGAAGCTCTTTCTTCTTTTGATAGACTTTTAGCTTTTGAAAGGGGTAAACATCGATCTGGATTTTTTTTATCTGGACTCGTTCCACATTCTCCTAAAATAGAACCATCAGTTCCTATACGAACCCATTTTTGATTACGCCATTCTTTTAGCTGACCCATTAAAATACTTGTCTGTTTTGACGAGCCTGTCTACCGCCACCTACAAGACCACCGTCTTTCATTTTTTTTGCTTTCTTTTTAGAGCCTTTTGCGTAGTTTGGATCTTTGCAATATTTAGATGCGGCCATATTTGCATAGGCGCTTGGGTATGTATCAAAAGTTCTTTTAGCCCAAGCTTTACCTTTTGGGCATATTTTTCCACCACTTTTTGCTTTAGCCATTTAACATTTCCACCTTCGTCTTGCTTGACGTATTCTTGAGTTAGGATTATTCCTAGTTTTAGCAGAACTTTTTTTAAGCTGTCCGAGAGATCTAGCGCAATAAGACTTGCGTCTGTTAGCTGCTGTACTTCCTTTTTTAACTTTTCCTGTTACTGCTTTTTTAAGTTTAGATCCCGGATTAGCTTTTCGATAAGTTCTAATACCTTTAGCAGTCATACCAGCCCCGGACTTTGTAGGCCTGTAGTTAGCGCCTTTGCCCTTAGTTGTTTTGCGTATGGGCTTAGGTCTTTTTGGAGGTGTTCTTGCCATATTAATATAGTAGCACTATAGAAGTGCTACTACAAAAATTTAAGCAGCGAAGTTTTTAATTACAGTTAACACTATTACATACGAATCGCCACTTGCGTGACCGGTTGTAGTAAGAGCTATGTCTCCTGTTTTTCCACCTGCTGCTGCTGTATTTACCAGTCCGCCAAACTCTGTAAAGTCTTCTGAATCAGCATAGTTTTCGTTTAAGTCCCAGCAAATAGTATTAGTGGTTGCAACCCACAAAAGTTTTGCGCTCATCCCGAAGGTTGAGTAACAAATTTTTGCAAGACGAACACCAGTACATGCTTTGCCAAAGTTGTTAGGCTGTAAAGCACTAACATCTACTTTTACGACTGCTGACTCACCTGTACCATCAGATGTGCTAGTGAGCTGAATAACAGCAAGCCTATCACTATCTAACAGAATTGTTGATGTTGCTGCATCTGCCATAATTAGCTCCTACTTACGCGTCAGCAAATGGTGTAACTATTGTTCCTGAACCAATTAATAATGAATCGTGAACTAGATAAGTAACTGCATCAATAGCTGTAACTCGTACAACACTTCCTGCAATACCACCTTTAGTTGATCCATTCATAGTCATAACATCGTTAGATGCTCCTGGAACAAAAGCTTTCTTAGCGCCATCGTCTACAGCTACTAATACTGCACCTTCAAATTTGTCGGTACCATCAGTTTTAATATCTAAGTCTGTTGCTGCTGTTTCTATTACAAAATAGAAAGAAGCACCAATGTTGTTAGCTTGGTTAGGGTCTGTAGGATCGCTTGGAGTTGCTGATGAGATAGAAGGTAAAGTAAATTTACCGTCTGCATCATTACACAATAAGATTTTTCCTGCATGTGCATCTACTGTTAAAGTAGTATCTGCGGTTAAAGAAACAGAGTTATTAACCCCTGCTGAAATAAATCCTGCCAAAGATTTGACTGGACCTGAAAAAGTTGATTTA